CCCGAACTCAAAACGGTAATTGAGTATATGCAACGTCGAATTGACGAAATTGCTAAGAAATACAAGTAAGTTTTGTAACAATTTTAGTTACAAAAATACCGGTTGACGACTACTCAATCCATGCTATATTAATACTATGAGCGTGGGGCTCATATAACAAATGGAGTAGTAAAAATGGATAAGTTGTTTTCGGTTGCGGGCGTTTCTACGCTCAATGGTGTTGTTAAGTATCGTGTTGCCAATTCGCTCAAGCGTGAGGCAATTCTTAAGAAGTCTGGGCATACAGACATTAAGCTTATCGAACTTCCTAATCCCATGACCAAGGAAGATGCGTTTGCATTTATTGCCGCACATGCTGATTTTTCTGCTGTTAAGCCCTCTGCTAAGGGAGGTGTTACCCCCAAGGCTAAGACTGATAAGACTGTCGCTAAGGCAGCTTAATTTACGACGGGGTCGTAAAGCTCAAACTGGGGGCTTCGGCCCCCTATTTTTTTGACTAAATATATTTGCGATTCACGGGATTGCCGTCCCCAATCGCTCTATTGCTAAGAGGAGCAACAGCAAATGTATTTACAAAACAAATATACCCGTTGGTATTATCAGATTATTTCTCAAGCCCAATTGCGATCTACAACAAAAGATGTTTATACAGAAAAACATCACATTATTCCCAAAAGTATAGGCGGGACTAACTCCAAAGATAATTTAGTAAGGTTAACTGCAAGGGAACATTTTGTTTGCCATTGGTTACTTACTAAAATGGTAGAAGGAACAAGACCAAAATATCAAATGTATAACGCTTTTAGTTGTATGCTTTGGAGACAAAATACAAATCAGAATAGATACAAAATCAATTCTAGACTGTTTGAAAAGTTAAAGACTAATCATAATAGTTTAAAATCAAATTATTTGAATGGTGAAAATAATGGAATGTATGGCAGAAAACATTCCGAAGAGACTAAACAAAAGATGAGAAACTCTCACAAGAATTCTGTCAGACTTTATAGCGAAGAAACAAGACAGAAGTTTAAAAACGGTAATAAAAAAATTGGTCCAAATTTGAAGTTATGTGGGGAGAATAATGCCAATAATAAGCCGGGTGTTCGAGAAAAGATGAGAGAAACATTTTTACAAAAATATGGCTATGACAATCCTGCTAAAGTCCCGTATAAGTGTGAGCATTGCGGGAAAGAAGGAACTGGGTTAGGCAATTATAAAAAGTATCATAGCAACAACTGTAAGTCTATTATACTATAAATAATAGGGCAGGAGTTGTTATTTTGGGAAGAATTAGTTTATGGCGTGAAAATCATTCCAACGATTACAAATATTTTGATAATCGTATCAGAGAGTTGTTTACAGCAGGCGGCGTTGGTGTATGGATACACAAGCTATTAGGCAGTGGCACATCTAACAGCCCAGGCAATGCTACGCAACCCGTATACCTAAATGATAGTGAAAAGAATATACAAGATCTTCTGTTCATGGAAAACAGAGATCGACATTATGAACCTGACATTTATAAACTACGTGGACATTATCAATTATCAGACAATGATTTTAATCTTGCACAGTTTGGCATGGTGTTGAATAACGATACGCTATACATCACTTTTCATATTAACGATATGATCGAACGTATTGGTCGAAAATTGATGTCAGGCGATGTTCTCGAAATGCCAAATATGCGTGACTATTGGCCGCTAGATGATGCTATCCCAGCAAGCCTTAAAAAGTTTTATGTTGTCAATGAAGTAACTAGAGCTGCCGATGGATATAGCCCAACTTGGTGGCCTCATCTATATCGTGTTAAAGTTACTCCAATGGTCGATAGTCAAGAGTTCAAAGACATTATGAATCAAGCTGCTGCTGATACAAGTGATCTATCTCTAAGAGATATAATGAGTCCATATCTAAAGAATTTAGAAATAGATAATGCTATTGTTGCTCAAGCAAATGTTGATGTGCCATTAAGTGGTTATTCAACAACTGATTATTTTATTCTTCCTGTGGATGCTAATGGATTTAGTTTGCAAAATACCATTGTTGCAAATAATCTAGTATACACAAGTAATGCAATAACAGGTAATACCACAGTAAATGCTAATGTTGCCACACCAACACAAAATTTATTAACTTATCTAAATGGCGGATCAACAGCACCAAACGGACTTACTGTTAAGGCATTAACTTATTTTCCTGACGCACCAGTGGTTGGAGAATATGTATTAAGATTGGATTACATACCTAATGCACTATATCGATGGGATGGCGTAGTATGGCAGCTTGTTAATGAAGTTCTTAGAGCTCCAATTGCAGGTAATACAAATAATCAACTTGGTACATTTGTTAACAACACAGCATCTACAACACTAAGTAATGGACAAGTACTTGCTCAACGTCAAGCATTGAGTTCTCTATTTTCAGCTAAAAGTGATGTTTAAGGACTGATATGCAATATTTTTATGATAATCAAATAAGAAGATTTCTACAGCAATTCATAAGATATTTCAGTGGATTTCAAGTTGAGTACGGAAAGGATGCCAATGGTAATCCTATCTATTTGACAGTACCTGTTCGTTATGCTGATAACAATAGAGTAGGCGCAAGTATTCTTAGAAACAATAGCGAAAACACTGTTACTAATGTGCCAATGATGGTTGTGTATATTGATAATTTAAAGTATCACCGTCCGCATATTCAAAGTCCAAGTTATACCGAACAGAAAAATATTAGACAACGTTCAACCGATCCACTCACTGGCGAAATAAAAACTTATCAACAAAATGCAGTGACAGTAGAACGTATGATGCCAGTTCCATATCGCATGGATCTAAAGCTTGATATCTATACAAGTAATATTGAACAGAAACTACAACTGTGGGAACAGATTGCTATTATGTTTAATCCCAGTTTGGAGATTCAAAGTACAGAGAACTATCTAGATTGGACTAGTTTAAGTTGGATTATGTTGACTGATACTAATTTCAGCAGCAGAACTATTCCAATTGGCACTGAAGATCCAATTGACGTTGCAACATTTACTTTTGAGATTCCAGTATATATTACACCACCTGCCCTAGTTAAGAAGCTAAATGCTGTAACTAGTATTGTTGCTACAATGTATGATTCAAGTGGTAATCTTGCTCAAGCTATAACCGATACCGCAAATCAACTTGGTTCAAGACAATGGTTTACTCCCAGTGGCTATAATGCTATTGTTGCTAATGGACAAGTTATACTCAGTCAAAATACATTGTATGGAACGAATACTCCACTCGGTGTACCAGTGCCTGTTAATGAGCCTATTCCATGGAGAAGTGTTATTAACTATATAGGTGAAATATCAAATGGTATTAGTATGATGGCATTTGTCGACGAGAACAATGGTAATACAGTTGTTGGGACTATTTCTTATGATCCAACAAATGATAGTGTATTACTTTTTAATGTTGATCCGGCTACTATTCCTTCTAATTCATTGGTTGCAGTCGACAGAATTGTTGATCCACTGATAGCAGGACCAGGAGTTGGATTACCAATTGCCACAGCAGGTCAACGATATCTAATTATTAATAATAATATAGGCAATGCAAGTAATGATCCAAGTAATATTCCAGTAGCTTGGGCTAACACGGATAATACCGTAACTTTTGCATATGCAAATGACATCGTCGAGTATGATGGTAATAATTGGAACATCTCATTTGATAGTCAAGCAACCACAACAGAAGAATATGTAACTAACATTTATACAAACATACAATACAAGTGGGTAGACAATCTTTGGCAGAAAAGTTGGGAAGGTCTATATGCCGAAGGCTATTGGTTATTGATCATATGAAATTATTCAAAGCCTGTGGCGCATTACTATTAGCCAACGATACAAAACGATTGTTATTCTTACTTCGTGACAATGATACTCACAGTAATACATGGGGGCTTGTTGGTGGTAAAGTTGAAGATACTGAAACAGTAATGCAAGCTTTATCACGTGAGATAATTGAAGAAGTTGGTTATGATTTATCTATAAACAAAACTATTCCTCTTGAACTATTTCGCAGCGATGATGGAAATTTTGAATATCATACTTTCATCTGCATCATTGATAAGGAATTTATTCCTAATTTAAGTGATGAGCATAAAGGTTATTGCTGGTGCGATGTTAATAGTTTTCCACGACCATTGCATCCTGGATTGTGGAGTAGCTTGAGTAATGATGATATTCAACAGAAACTGCATACAATGAAAGATATTCTTGAGATTGTTTAGTTTATAATCTACCAACTACAACTTCAATAGTTTGAATATCATCAGTTGTTATTTCTTCCAAACTCTTACCAATTATACAACCAGGTATATATTTTGTTTTATCTAAAGCCTGTGCGACTCCAGCAATGCTACTTGAAACTAAACTTTGTCCTTTATTAATTGGGCCTAATACACGACAAGGTAAACGACCTTGTAATCCAATTGGATATCCAGCAGCATCACTGTTCATTAAGTATGCTGGATTAGTTGATACAACTCCGGCAATTCTATCATCATGCGAAACAGTAGTTTTTGTAATTTCATGTAAGCCACCAAATACAACAACATCTCCAGGCAATAAATCACAATCGGCAATATATTTTTCTGCCAAGTCAGCGTATTTTGCAGTTGTTGAAGTACCACTGAATGTAACAGCATATACCGTTGACCAATTTGCTGTTGTTGATCCTAAATTATATGTAATATTAGCACTAGGTAATATTGTTCCTGATATTAACAATTGTTGATCATTATCACAATATAAACGAGTAGAACCAGTATTAGTAGCATTGTAGATTAATAAATCTCCTCCACTCCACATTGCAAGTTGTGTTCCGCCAGCGCCTCCATATAAGTTTGTTACACCATTAACAGATAACCCAGTTAAATTACCAAATGATGTGATATTACCTTGAGCTGCACCCGATACTGTTGCTGCATATCCAGTAGTGTTCTGATTAAGTGTTGGAAAACTTGCTGAGGTTACTGATCCAATAACTGCTTGTACGTTTGCAGCAGTTAAACCGGTTACAAATTGAGCACTGC